ATAAAAAATATGAATCTGTTTAAACATTATCGTATAATACGTAAATGGGCTTGCAGAAACAACGACCTTAACGATGCTGATCTAGAGTTATTGATATACTTAGATTGTATTGATATGTTTACAAAAAAAGATTTCGAAGCTGGTAGTTATTCCTATAGTTGGGATAACCGCCGCTGGAACCGTTTGCTGAAAGAAGGTTGGATAGTTGTTTGGAGAAAAAGAAATAGAACAACTCAAAAGTATCATATATACAAAACATCGTTTAAATGTAAGCATTTAATCAAGCATATGTATAGAATTATACTAGGTCAAGATGATCTACCAACTAGCAATCACAGAAACAGTATAATGAAGGGTAAGACGTACACTGATAAAGTTCTTATAACTTCTATAAAAAATGTAAACAAAGATAAAGATAGATAATATGCCAACATACAAACAAGACATTAAAGCTACAACTGGAAACTCACCAGTAAATCAGGTTGCTGGTGCTGCAAGCGGTTTCAATCCAGATCAATCCATGGCCGGGTACATGTTACAGCAAGGAGGTGGCCTTAGCGGAATGGTAGACTCTATGCAAAATTATAGAAATCAAAAAAAACAAGCACTCAACGCAAGTAAAGGCGTTGGAGTTCTTTCAGGAGCAGCTGCTCAACGATCAAGCCAAGCAGCTGGCGCAGTGCCTGGAAGCAGTAGTGATATATCAGAACTTAGCGATAGAGTTTCAGCTTTAGAAGGAAACCAAGATGTTACACAGCCAAACAACCAAGGATCAGCGGCGGGTGTGGCTAACGCAGTGTTCCCTAATTCAGCTCAAAACGCAGCACAAGGAATGTTTGGCAGCACAGATCAAAGACAAAACTCTGTAACACCTATACTAAAAAAATGCAATAAAAAATACTAATATGAAAAACATTAAAAACTTAAAAGTAGATCTATCAGGTCAGGTAGGTGAAAACGCTATTTGGGACGGACCACTTAGTAAAGAAGGTTTCCCAATGGGAAAAGGATCTAGTTCAGGCAAAGATGGATTAGAAGTTTCTAAATATCCGTGCGATAGTGGAGCTGGACCAATTACACAACGCGCAAAAACATATAAATAATGAGCTCACCATTTCAACAAAAATTTTCTAAAAAAAACCCTGTAAAAACATTTACTCTCAAGCAGCTAGAAAGACAAGCTAAAAAAGATGATAAAGAGATGTATAAAAACTCAGCTTTACTACCTCAAATAAACCAGGGAGATTATGACTACGAGTCTGAAGACGAGCAAGAGTTTCCAGGAGACGACACTTATACTTATAAAAAAAAAACTCAAGTAGATAGCCCTTTAGATTACGCTTACGTTTCTACAGCTCCACACTTTCAAAGACTTCAAGATAATATAGCTGCGGCTTTTACGCCAAGAGGCGGTAAAACAAAAGCTGACAAAGAAGCTGAGTTCAAAGGTGAAACTAAAAAAGTTTCAAAAAAGCTAAAAGAGACAACTGACAAAGGCTTCAAAGATTACAATGCTAAAGCAGAGTTTAATTCTAAATCAGGTAGTTTTTTTGATAAAGATGAAAGCAACTACTTTAATAAGTATGGACAATAATATATCGCAAGGACTAGGAGATTCAATAGAAAAGTTTACAAAAGCAACTGGTATTAAAAAATTAGCTGATAAGATACCAGGTGGATGCGGTTGTAATAAAAGAAAAGAAATACTAAATAAAATATTTCCTTATAAAAAATAAATATGGCTTTTAAACTAAACAATCCACCTTTCCACATGGACAACACTCCAATATATCGAGTAGATATGGAAGATGGTGTTATGGGAAAAGCTAATAATAATGGTTCTATAACCATAAATAAAGATTTACATCCAGATCAAGTAGAAGACGTAGTTGCTCACGAAAAAATTCATTTAGAACAAATGGATAGAGGTGATTTAGATTACGACGATGACAATGTATATTGGAAAGGTAAAAAGTATTCACGGGCTGATATGGAAGAAGGTGCTAAAAACCTACCTTGGGAAGCTGAAGCTTATAAACGATCTTAAATGAAGACATCTAAGACAGGTTATTTAAAAAACAGCCCTGACGTTAACAAGTCTCAAAATATTATATTAGGAGGCGATATAACAATGAAAGGAGTTGAGTTTAAAGTACTAGGTACTGACAACCGAGGATATACAAAAATAATGTACCCAGGATATGACTATAAATTTCCTGGCGCGAAATACGTAACAGAAACACCAATTAAAAAATAAACATTTGCAATTATATGTAATTATTATATTATAACAATTAAATTTAATATTATGAAAAAAATACTTATTACATTAGCTTTATTTTTTACAGTACTGACGTCTAAAGCTCAAAAAGCATTTGAAGGTGTTTGGGTTATGAATGATTCATCTTACAAGACTGTAATGCTAGCTAGCGACTACGCTGTGGTTAAAATTATTAATTATAGCTTTGAAGAAGATGCAACGCTTAACGAGGTAATACTGAAACAAACAGATACTACTATTACAACTTCAATATATAATCCAAAAAATGGTTATACTATTGGACTTTCATATACTATTATAAATGAAGACACGTTACAATGTGTTTTTAGTGGAGATAACACAGATACATATTTGCTTAAAAGAGAAAAAATAAACAACTAAATAAATTAAAAAAAAATGAAACCATTTACAAGTAAACACTCAATAGCCGCAGGGTCACCGCTTCACGTTGGAGGATCATATAAAGAATCAGCATTATTACAAACCCAAGAAGGTGAAAAAAACTATATTGTTAGAAAACACCCTAAAACTGGAAAAATTTTGAAAATAGATAAAAGAAGTCAAATATATAAAGAGTTCTACAAAGACAACGCTGGTCAAGGACCTGAAACCGCTAGTTTGGAAAAACAAGTTAAAACAGATGCAAAAACCGGAGAAACAGAATCTAGGTGGAAATAATAGTATTTAAGTGAAAAAAATAATTCAATGGCTATCAGGTGGTGTCATCAAGGAAATTGGTAACGTCATCGACAAGCTCACTACAACTGAAGAAGAAAGGTTAGAAGTGAAGAAGCAAATACAGCAGATACTGGAAGATGCAGATACTAAAGCTCAATTAGAAGTTAGTAAGCGTTGGGAAGCAGATATGAAGTCTGATAGTTTTTTAAGTAAAAATATTAGACCAATAATCTTAATATATCTAACTGTAATCTTTACGTCCTTAGCTTTCTTTGATGGTAACATCGGTGAGTTTGTATTAGCTAAAGAATACATACCAATATTTCAAACATTGTTAGTAACCGTTTACGGAGCTTATTTTGTAGGTAGAACTTTTGAAAAAGCAAAGTCTATAAGTAATAAATAGAAAAACAAGTAATAATAAATTATAAACAATTAAATTAAATCAAATGAGTAAAAAAATTACAGAAGAGCAATTAAAACAAATCAACGAAAGCCAAGATAAATTAATGGGTTTAGTTAATCAAATTGGTATTTTAGAATCACAAAAGCATGGACTTTTACATCAAGTGGCAGATGCTAACAAAGAGCTAGAAGATTACAAGCTTGAGTTAGAAAAAGAGTACGGTCCAGTTAATATAAACCTAAAAACAGGTGAATATGAAATTATTGAAGAAGATGCTAAATTAGAAAAAGCATAATATGTCTTCAATTGTAAGAAAAATAAGTATTGGTTCTGACTACAAAAATGACGCTATGCATTATTCTGTAGGTCAGCAAGTTTATGGGGGTCACGAGATTTCACATATACTTCTTGACGAGTCTGATAACTCTTACAATATCCACATTAAGAAAAACAACGAGGTAATGCCATGGAAGAAGTTTAATTCTCACATGGCAATATCCGTTGAATACGACTTGGAGTATTGAGGGGATTATACGATTTTATAGTAGAGCCATTAGGTGAAAAATACAGTAATAAAATAACAATAGCCGGTAAGGAGCTAGTTGTAAACACAAAGATTGAAGATTTTAAATTTGTTAATAGACTAGCTAAAGTAGTAGAAACACCTCAGGCTTTTAATACTGATATTGAAGTTGGTGATATAATTGTTATACACCAAAACGTGTTTAGAGTATTCTATGACATGAAAGGAAGAAAAAAGAAAAGTAGATCTTGGTTTAAAGATGAATGGCATTTTTGCGCTATAAATCAAATCTACTTATATAATAAAGGTGATAAATGGAGGTCTTTTGGAGACAGATGTTTTGTTTCACCAATAAAAAATACAGAGTCTTTAACGCTAGATAAAGAAAAAAGCCTTGTTGGTATATTAAAATATGACAATAGCTCCTTAAATGCGCTAGGAATCAACTCAGGAGACTTAGTTGGTTACACACCGAATGGAGAATGGGAGTTTTTAGTTGACGGCAAGAGATTATACTGTATGAAATCTAATGATATCGTAATTAAATATGAACACCAAGGAAACGAAGTTGAACATAATCCAAGCTGGGCAAAAAGCAGTTGAGGAATTAATCAAGGTAGCTAAAGAAGCTATCGTTGATTCAGATGACGATATATCAGCAGATAGATTAAAAAATGCTGCAGCTACAAAAAAGCTAGCTATATTTGATGCGTTTGAAATATTAAATAGAATAGAAGCTGAAGAGAATATGTTAAATGAAAAACCAGTAGAGGTTAAAGAAGAGAAATCTTTTAGAGGCTTTGCAGAAGGGAGGTCTAAATAATGTACGAGCAGACTTTATATAAAATACTTAAAGATCACGTCAAGCCTAAGGTTTTAAAAAGAACTAATAGGTATAAGAAGTGGGAGTACGGTTACAACGAGGAGCACGATATGGTTGTTATAAGTAAAACCGGCGAGATAGGTGAAATTTATGAAATACAAAATCTTGTTATAGCTTTGCCAAAAGAAAATGATGTTGTTACTTTTAAAGACAACAAATGGTCGTATACTGAATACCCAAAAGAATTAAGTAAAATTAAATCCGTATTTGACTGGGAAGAATACCCGTTAGATTTTAAAGAAAAGTGGTATGATTACATTGANAAAGAATTTACAAGGCGTGAAGAGGGTTTTTGGTTTATTAACAAAGACAAGCCTACTTATATTACTGGCACTAACTACATGTACTTGCAGTGGAGTAAAATTGATGTCGGGCAACCAGATTTTAGGGAATCAAACAGATTATTCTATATATTCTGGGAAGCTTGTAAAGCCGACACGCGTAGCTACGGGATGTGCTATCTTAAAAATAGACGATCAGGGTTTTCATTCATGGCATCAGGCGAGACCGTTAACCAGGCAACAATATCTACAGATGCTAGATTTGGTATACTGTCCAAATCTGGACCCGATGCAAAGAAAATGTTTACAGACAAGGTTGTACCAATATCAGTCAACTATCCATTTTTCTTTAAACCAATACAAGACGGTATGGATCGCCCAAAAACCGAATTGGCGTACAGAGTCCCAGCCTCGAAATTCACAAGGCGTAAACTCGACTCAAACGAGAAGCTACAGGAAATCACCGGCCTCGATACAACGATCGACTGGAAAAACACGGGAGACAACTCGTATGACGGTGAGAAACTAAAACTACTAGTACACGATGAAAGTGGAAAGTGGGAAAGACCTACCAACATATTAAACAACTGGAGGGTTACAAGAACTTGTTTAAGACTAGGTTCAAGAATTATAGGTAAGTGTATGATGGGATCAACATCAAATGCTTTAGATAAAGGAGGAGATAACTT